GTGTAATTCTTCTCAAAATTAAAAATAAAAAAAATTATTTTTTTGAATGCTTTCTTCTTTGAAAAGGATCGAAAAAAATAAAAAAAGTTTTTTGTGTTTTTAAAAATGAAAAAACATGGTGTTACTTCGCAGTTATCCTCGTCTTTTGGTTTGAAATTGTGTATACCCCTATATAAATGTGATGTCACCATATGATCACTTCAGTCGTAAAGGCTTCAGGATTTTTGCTGTTTATAGCTCGTCTCGCCTTAACATCCAATATGTTATAATCAGAAAATGTAGTTCGAACTAAATCTACACCCGCGTTACTCATGACGAATTTCGCGCCACTCGTCTTTGCCATTTCGAATAATTCTTCGTGGTCTTTTAGTCCAAATCCATCTTTCGTGTACCCCACAAAAGATGTTTTTGTTTCGGGTACATACGGTGGATCGAGATACATGAAATCCCCTGATTTCACTTGAGCTATAGCCTCTCTAAAATCACAGTGTTTGAACTCAACTCGCTGTAGATTTTTTGATATTTGTTCAAATTCGTCAAGTGATACGAAGTGTGGGGTCGTTTTGTAATGACCATACGGTACATTGAAACCATTGGAACCTTCTCTGAACATGCCTCTGAAACACGTCTTATTCATAAAAATGAACATGGCAGACCGGTCACCTATGTTTGAGTTATACAGGTGTCTGATCCAATAATAGTAACTCTCTTTCGATGTCACTGCTTCCTGTTCATTGGTAGGATTTCGATTATTTTCTGTACCGGTTATTCCATCGTACACACTCAAGAGTTTCGTGACTTTTTGGTGTAATTCCTTTGGTCTGGATTGTACGTCCTTGTATACATTTATGAGTGCTTCATTGAGGTCATACGCGTGTACTTTACCTCGAATATCACACTTCTCTAGAACAGCAAGTAAAACACTTCCTCCACCCACAAATATTTCGTGATAATCATTTATTTCTTTCGGAAAACTACCTAAGACTGAACCCAAAATTTGGGTTTTTCCACCAACCCACTTAAGGAAAGGTTTCATATTTATAGCAAGCTTTAAACTTTTAAGTGATGGAAGAGATACGAAAATATCACAATCACGAGAAGAGGGAACTCATAACACGCGTGTGTCGAGAAGGTGATGCCGTGTTAGATGTGGGATGCGGTTTCGGGGGAGACATAGGTAAGTTCAAACAGTGTGGTGTTAATTTAAGTGCATGCGAACCACTCGAAGATGCACTCGAGGAAGCTAAATCACGAGCTTCCAAAGTGTATAAAATGCGCATTAATTTTTACCTCGGGGATATCACGAGTGCACCAAATAGAAAATATGACGTCGTGTGTTATAATTTTTCGATTCACTATATTTTTCAGACCGAAGAATTGTTTATGCAAACCACAAAAGAAATAACCAAACGTATGAAACCGGGTGGCACACTCATGGGTATCATCCCCGATTCACAACAAATCATATTCAAAACACCCGTCACGTATGGAAAAGATACGTTTTTCTTGATGAAAGGTACGAGTCATGGCGCTTTTGGTGAGAAGTTATTCGTACAATTGGAAGACACTCCCTATTATAAAGACGGAGCAAAGACAGAACCCATAGCACATAGAGACTTATTCGTGACGCGTTTAGAAAAATTAGGATTTAGACTTAAGGCGTGGGAACCATTACATGGAAATCCTGTATCCGAACTCTACTCGAAATTTATCTTCGTATATAAGAGATGATACTCGCACTTATTCTTGTCATTGTAAATTTATACATACTTTTAAACATGAAAGAACCAGAGAATTTGCGCATAGTAAGAGAGCGATATCAAATTCTTCGAGAATACATACACAAATCCGATAATAATGAATTCAAGGAACTCTGTACAGAAATACCAATCACCGCGCATTACCGCGCCCAGGCTGGAAGCGTTGGTTACAATATAAACAAGGGTCGAGAGATAGGAATATGCATAGACGGCGAACCAAATGAAATCATGCACGTGTTGATACACGAATTGGCACATTGCACGGTCGATGAATATTCACATAGTGCGAAATTTTGGTCAAACTACGACAAAATTAAAAGCATGTGTGTTTCCATCGGTGTATACCAAGAGATACCAGAAAAGACCAAATTTTGCGGTAAGCACATCCAGGATAAATAATCTACGCGTATCATAAATGAAATCTGATATCATCAATTTGGTTTTACTTTGGGTCGTGACATTCTTAGCTTTGTATGCGCCACTTTTGACTGCAGATGCGAAACCAAAAGTTAGACAATGGGTAAACACAGTTTTATTGACTGTGGTGACCCCATTGTTCATTAACGTGATCGCTAGAGGCACAAGTGCGTTTTCAAAGTTTGGCGTTGATTACAGATACATAATCACTGCGTCGTTATCAACGTTCTTGCTTTTCGTCGCATATCTTCAAAACAAAAAACTCAAAAAGAGTATCACGGAATTCGGGGAGAATATTGAAAGCACGGGAATTACGCTCGGTCTTTTAATACCCACATTTATGATTGGGTTGGTGATCGCAAACACACAATTTGGTGGTGCGATGTATACATATTATTTTTAGGCATAACGCTTAAGCACATAGAAAATACCAGCCGCCACAGCACCGGTCGCCGCAAGTCCGACCATGCTTCGGTGTCCCTGTTCGTTCAAGAACTGGGGCACGTAATTGGCGAGCTTTTCCTGTACAGGCTTACTAATGGCAGCCGCAGTACACGCCGCGACGACGACGGCTTGCATCTGCTCATCAGTAAGGTTGAAGGGGTTTTTAGTTTGCATGGCAACTGGCTGCTGCTGCTGCTGTGGTTGCATCATCATGGGCTGTTGAACCATCATCTGCTGTTGCTGGACTCGTGGATCGGATTCCATCATTGGTGGTTCGAGTGGCATCTCTGGCTGACCCATGATGTCATGAATTGGCGTGGAGTCCATGGTCATTTCTTTATTTTGACTCACATTTTTTTCGGCTTGATTATTTTGCATGAATGATGTCGTCAATGGAACCATACCGTCATCGTTTTCAGAGAGATTCAAAGTTCGAACGTCGGTCGACATTTAATGTAGAATGATGTTTTTGAAATTGATGAGTGACGCATTCATTATTTTCGTTTGGTTATCGTGAGATGTGTTTTCTTTGTCGCTTTCTTTGCGTCAGCCTCCTGCTGTTCCAAGTATTTTGGATTGTATGTTTTCTTGTGCATGCTCCAGAGTTGTGGACTTCCCACCCTGAATCCAGTTCTGATCTTTGCCTTGTACCAGAATACACAATCCGTTATTTTATTACTTTTAACCGTATTGTCTAGTACAAGACACTCGTAGTTTTCCGTGCATTGATCCATGACTTTACAAAACATATCAAACGAAGGGAAAATACCAAAGAATGACTTATATAGTTTTTCTCTATTTTGTATAATGTTTTCCCTGAGAATAAATACATAATCCACATTTGCTCTAAGTGCGGGAGGAAGATCCATCACGTACTGCATCGTCAACATGAAGAAGATGTTAAAGTGACGACCGTTCATAAAACATTGGCGAATTCGTGTTTCTTTCAAAAACTTTGAATCGTACATACAATCGTCGAGTAGCATGAATGCCCCATTCGTTTTATTCTTCCCCCTGGTACCCACAAGCTTTCTTTGCCTGGTTAAAACACGATCTACCGCTTCACCGTCATAATCACCGTATACACACACATCGGGTATAAAATTTCCGTAAAAGTGGTTACCTTCTTCTGTACCGGATAGAACGATACCCGCCGGTATATGTTTCTTGTAATACATGATGTCCTTTACTAGTGTTGATTTACCTGTGTTGCGCTTTCCGATGAATACACATATTCGGTCATCCTCCATACCCGCTGGGTTGAATTTTCGCAACTGAATGTTCATTCTAAAATACTGTATCGTTTTATTTCGCAAAATTTTACTCACAAATAGTAGGAATGTCGGGTCGTCTGTTACTCGCAGCCACTGGAATCCAGGACAGGTGGATCACCGAAGAACCACAGTATTCACACTTTCTTTCCAGATTTAGAAGACACACAAAGTTTGCTTTTGAACAAGTTGAAATTCCGATAGAACGTTTTAAGGAGTATGGTAATGAAATTTCCACTCGTGTACCCAACACAGCGGGTGACATGATTCGAGATTTGACACTTAACGTTGATTTACCACCACCCATACCCACGTCTGGTCAGGGTGATACATACGTCATTGCGACCGGAATCACAGATTTTACCTTATACGTCGACACCGTGGAGACGAGTGAACTCCCCGTATATCAAGGAATAGAATACGTGTTTAACAGTACGGAAGATTTTACCATATCTGGTGTGAGTGTAAAAGATTACACGAAAGAGAACTTGGGGGGTGGAAATTATAGAATTACTTTGAACATAGAGATCAATATCATAGGCACCTACGACAACGTTAGAATAACATCCGTGAGTGACCCAACAAAGTATATAATCCTAAAAGTCAAACAAATTCGTTGGAATACGTCCACGCCGACGAAAATGATTAAATACGCTGACCTACTCATCGGTGGACAGACGATTCAACGCATCACAGGTGAGTACATATACATGTACAATCAACTGTACTACACACAAAACGACGCAGACTTTACTCTCGTCGCCACAACGCTACATAACAGTTACCCTATTATTAACGACGCCACCTACTCGCAGTACACGGATTTCCAAAAATATAAAATACAGTTGCCATTTTACTTCAATAGACATCCCAGTTTAGCCATACCTACGTGTGGCCTCACCGTACAGGAAGTGGAAATAAAACTAAAGTTTAGACCTGTCGATGACCTCACGGTGGAATATGATATCAGTTCATCAACGTATAGCCCCACATCCATTGCGTGTGGCGTAGAACTTCGGAATGCAAGTTTATTCGTAAATTACGTGTATCTCACGGATACAGAAAAGGCATTCATAATGACTCGTCCCATTGAATACGTCATCACACAAACACAAGTCGCAGAAATACGCATGGACCCAGGTGTTTCCAAGCGTGCCGTCATGATTAATTTTAAACACCCCGTCAAAGAATTATTTTTCATAGCGACGAATGATGATACACAAGCACATGTACCCATCAAACACGTAAATTTGAAATTCAACAATAACACGGTGATAGACGCAGATAATCTTGAATTGTCCGCGGAACAGCCACTAAGACACCACACAAACTCTATCGATGAAAACTATGAGTTTGGTATATACAGTTTCTCACTCAAACCAGAAGTGTACTACCCCACGGGTCAAGTAAATATGAGTCGCGTGATACACAAACTTCTCGAGGTTGAACTTGATGAACCAAGTATATCGAGTGCACACACACTTCGCGTGTACGCATCAAACTACAATGTTTTACGTATAAATGGAGGCATTGCCGGTTTAAAATTTTAGGGTGTAATAATAGTAATGGCTGGTAGAGTCCAATTGGGTGCGACCGGTCCACAGGACAGATCGTTCACGGATGACCCAGAGTACACATATTTCATAAAAAATTTCAAAAAGCATGGTAATTTTTCAAGGTTTTATACAGATTTAGATTTAGAGGGTCGTGTTGAATTTGATGAAGAAATCCGATGTACTATACCACAAAATCAAGGCGACCTTCTCAAGGGTGTGAGTTTAAAACTCACACTCGGTGGAATCGATCAAAATTTAGTGAGTGGGTACGATCATATTACATATTGTGAAACGATAGCTCAATCCATGATAGAATACGCAGATTTATACATAGGAGGAACCCTCATACAAAGGATTACGACTGATATGTTAGCCATACATTCTGAATTGTTTGTCACACAATCTAAACAGACGTGTCTTACAAAACTTATAGGTAAACCATATCAGATTTTTTCTGTCGCCGATGACAGATACAAAGTAATCCGAGATGAACTCGTCACAAAGTCTAAATCGGATGCTTCGTATATTGTAAATATCCCTTTTTACTTTCACGAATACCCAGAGCTCGCTATACCATTGTATGCGATCACAAAACAGGAAATAGAAATCGTGATTAAATTACGAAAGGCCGAGGAATGCATATTCGCTGTGAATGACACGTCAGACCTTATAAGTGAGTCGTATTACATAGGTGAAAATCCAACTGGTCTCATAAAAAGCGCCAAACTTAATTTGGAGATGATATTACTCGAAAATAAGCCTAAATTGGGACGCATTGATTATATCATCACGCAGACACAATTAAATAGATTTACACTCAATAGCGCAGATGCTAAATATAACGATTTACTAAAAGCTGACGAATTCGAGGTGCGCACGGATTTCAAAAATTCCGTTAAAGAATTATTCTTTGTCGTCAAAGACAAGTATGAAAATCGTACGAATATTATAAATGATTTTGCGACGCCACTTGAATATTCGTCAAATACAAATATAACGGGTGACGCTTCTACATTCACAAACTCAGAGCAACTTAAGTATCTTGAAATAACACTCGATGGTAGTGAGATACTCGATCACGTCACGGGTAACATGATACATCTCAGATCTATACAACCCGGTAAACATCACTCAAGAACACCTGTATACAGACGCTTTTACATGTATAGTTTTGCACTCGAACCAGAACGTTGGTATCCCACAGGACAACTCAATTTTTCACCCATAAAGAATCAAAATATCAAAGTTGGGTTGTTTAATTACGCAACGAACTTTGACAAAGAACTTAGAGTTTATGCACAAAGTTATAACATACTCCGTTTGGAGAACGGAACCGTGAAGTTATTATTTGATACATAATGAAAACAGGTTTTGATCTCACGGGCGATACAAACGCACAAATTGACCAGTACACACAGGCGATGTTTAATATCATCACACCTGTACTTGAAAAAGGTATGATTCTCGCATGCGAATATTCAAAAGCATGTGGAAGAACTGCAGTTCTCGTGAAAGATTTGGAATACTCGATGAAATATTGTGCGAGATATGAAGTTGGACAGAGAATGGGTTCATATTTCCCGGATTTGTACGATGACGACGATGATGCAAGCGACATCGAAGTCATAGATGAATCTGACATAGAGTTCACGAGATATAAAGGTGAAGATCCGGGTATGAATAAAATAAACGAAGCTTTTGATACTTGGGATTCATGGGTACCCACGAACCCGACAGAAGAACTTTTAAAAAATGCTATTGATAGTAATGGACAATGATGATACTCCAGAAGGATGGACTGAATCAGAGTATAAGGAGTTCAAAGTAGATGATGGATCCGATTCTGATTCTGATTCCGATTCCGATTCCGATTATGAGCGGGATGACATGAAGGGATACCAGAAGAAAGAGTACAAGAAAATTCTTGTCGTAGAAGATTTACTTCCGGAATAATTTTTTCTATGAGTAATATATAAAATGTCTACCGCCGCTGAAACTGTTACGCTCATCAGCCAAGAACTCGAATCTCAGTCCTTGAACGCCGTCGTGGCTGGCTTCTCTTTCGCCGCGGCGTTGTCGTGGATGGACCTCGTCCGTTGGTTGGTCAACCAAGTCGTCAAGGTCAACAAGAACGGTGGCATGAACTACACGCTCACCGCTCTTTTCACCACGTTGTTGTCCATCGTGGTGTACCTTGGTGTCTCCCGTGTGTCGACTCGCGTCCAAAAGCCTGCGCAACCACTCTACGCGGTCACCCGCTAAGATTGCTTCTTGGTCATCATCAACATCACGACACCCGCCAATACTATCAGAAATATGGATACAAACGCATCCCATCTCTGTACATCCTCAAATTCGGGGATGTCCACAGGTGGCGGAAGAGACACATCTCTTTCAATTTTAGGTACATTTTCAAGCTTATCCGTCGAACAGGTGATCGCGAGTTTAAGGACGTGATTTGCATTTCTGAAATCATAAGGTATGAGACGACCTTTACTACTGTAATAAAATTGCACTCGTATACTCGATATGGTTTTTTGTGTACCGGAATCAAAATTGTGTTCGACTGCATCCTCGGAACCAGAGTGGTTTATCACGTCTCCACACGCGAGTATTCGACCAGTATAAAAGGGTGTATCTGCGTATACAGTCTGATTAAACTCGTCAGAACCACTACTTAATTTAAGTATGAACGAATCAACACCTTGAAGATTTATACTCCCCGTCGTAAGACTGTTATTCGTTGAGTGAACATTATCTGACGAAAACCCAAGAACATCGTGTGGTGTTGTGTATGTATTTGAAGATGTGTACCCGTGTATACCCCCGTAAAATGCAAACGTAAAATCGTTCGTTGCATTTGAAAACACTATATCGTTTGTGTATGTTTTGTACGTTGCAGAATCAAGTATGTCGGAAACCTGTATGATGTTAGACACAAGTTCATCACCATCGTAATTTCCATTTGGTATGCTGATAGTTTCAGTGTACGACGCCGTGTTAATAGTGAACGTATTATTGCGTTCGTGTATGAGTAATTGACTGTTATGAATTCGAGCCGATGTGAGTGTTATCTTAGACACATCGTAAATGGGATTCTTAAGATGTATCACATAATCACCTGGATCCGGGTACAATATTGGGTCTCTATCACCACTATCTATGTCTAAGGTATGGACCTTCATTAAAATATATGGACAATATTTTAATGAGTGTTTTAATCTATAATTTACTATTTTTAGCACAAATGGTGTGCGTACGGGTTGTTCAATAATTGGCGTTTCGCAATGCCGAGTCCCGCCTGAGAAGCGTGTGGATTTTGGTTACCCTTATACACATTGAGGTCGTGGTACGACGAATTCGTATATTGTTGTGTCCACCCAGCACCCATTGGGTTCACACGACCATCCACACGTGTGGTATCCGAACGCGCAGAGGTAAGCATACCACCTTGGTTGAGTGCATTCGCACGAACATTCATACGACCTGGATTCGCGGCACGGTTCGCCTTACCACGACGTTCGTCGGGTCGGAAACCATACTTTTGTAATTCTTCGGTCGTATAAGAGCCTCTTTGACCAATCGCAATTTCCGGGGACTCGAGATACCCGTGTGCGTAGCTATGAATACCTGGTTGTGGCTGATTCCTGTACTGGTACTGTTCGATGTTACCATCTTTTTTGTTTCTAGTTGGATCCTGGGACACCGTGTTCGCGGAAATGAATCTCTTCGCGGGAGCCACATTGAGCGTGTCTGTTCTGAGACCAGTTTCGGCGCGGTTAGTGGTACGCTTTGTTCGTTCATGTTCACCCCGTGGAGTTCGACCTGAAAATCCTTGTGAACGCCCGAGTGTCATTGGAAGACGCTCTGGAAGATACGATGTTTTCTCTGGTCTGTTATGCGAGACTTTACCCACTATACCACGGCGACCACCTCTAGTGTCTTGCGCTGGACCACTTCTACCTGGAAGTGTCGTGAGCTTGTAAGCACCGACATTTTCTGGATTCACACGTAAGAGTTGTTGGAAACCACCATACGACGCAACGGATGGGTCTACACCCAAACCTGGACCGACGAGACGCTTCTCTACGGGGGATACATTGTTCATTCGGTTGTAATCATTCATTCGGTTTCGCATCTCAAGAACCTCGGCGCCACTCGTTCGCATTTGTGGTGCGATGTCACCAAAGTTAGAGGTGACCATTTTATTTATGTGTACGTTTTCGATGGGTCGTTCCTTCACGAGTTCAACCTTTGGTGGCACTGGTAATTCCATCGCTTGTCGTTCTGAGGAGTACCTTTCCGTCGTAGGCTGACTCAATTTGCGTCCGGCGTATACAAGACCCGCGATAGCTGCGACAGATATGGGATCGGCCATTCTTATTTCTTATTGATATTTTTATTTAAGTATCTTTGGTTAAACATCCCATTTTGAATTTCGGAACGCGTACTCAATGGTTCATATGAAATGGTTCGAAGTGGCAATTTACATTCCATGTTTTGGAGTGGAAACAAGTTTTGTTCATAGGTTCTCGCGAGAACCTTGTTGAAGCGGGACGTCGATTGTGGGCGAAGTTCGTCACTCGTCTCGATGTACTCAGCTGGAGCACCCTTACCCGCCATAAATGGTGCAGTACCATACAACATGGTGTTTGGTCGTTGCGAACCATAATTAAGAGTACTGGGCTGGGGGTACACGAATACTTCTTCAGTCGCGCAGTTCACTGGAACAGCGGGGTTCTGGACTATTTTAAGACCTGGCTGCAATTGGTAAGCCATTTTACTATTACAAAAGATTTATTTACCGCCTATCACCGTTTGGCTGAAGTCCAGCGAACGCCTCGAGTTGTATACCTCGTGCATTTGGATCACACATACTTCCATCTGATTTGCACATGGGTGCACCTTTCTTACCATAGAGCCATTCAGCAAATCCCGTCTGGTCACTACCGACCGTCGTTACTGGTACACTCACGAATTGTCGAGACAATGCATTTTGTTGGTATTTGGGGAGAGTGGAACGAGATCGTGCTGGTCCAAATGGGGTTTCTCCCACGACAAACGCATCCGCCTCGGTGCGAACACTTGGATACGAACACGCTTGGTTACGATTTGGATCATCACCTATGAGTACATTTGCCATTGGGTTATCACGGGTTGGTCGCTGGCATGCATCTCCTATATTTTCATAATATTCAACACCTCGTGATACACCTTCCTTAACCATACCGGCTCTTTCCATTACATAAAGAACACCCAATGCGGTCGCGGCGAGTACAAATATACGAACGTCACGCTTAATAAGATAGTGTATCGACGCTGCATATATGATGAATCGCGAACCGGCGTTTACACGGTCTGCTGAGGATTGAATATTTGTAGGCCAAAATTCGAGAACCTTCTTATCATCAACGAGTTGTTTTGGGTCTTGAAACCAAGAGCTCATTTAATATATATTAGTTTTATTTTTTCAACATACCACCTAGCATACCCTGCATGGTTTTCATGAGAGCAGCTTCGTCAATACCACCACCATCACCCTCCAATTTGTCCGCACATTCCTTCGCAACCTTTTCAATCATAGAGAGTGTGTCTGCTGGGATCGAACTAATAGTCGTGCCGAGCATGTATAGTGTTTGCACATATTGCCAAATGGCATCTTTCGTTTGCGTGGATACGGACGC